AGCACTCTGGCTTTTCTCTTTCGAGAGTTTTATAGATGTCGAAAACAACTAAAGATGTGTTTGCCAGTTCGACAAACGATTTGGGCCCTTGGGACCATTCGAGGGATGTTTTGTCCCTAAAGACGTTTCCTTCAACGTCAATTCTCCGTTGGGGAAGAAAAGGTGAGCATTTGTGCTCATGTAAAGATTACGAGAGACATCGTAGTCTATTTACTGTAAACCTACAGTTTGTAGCGCCATCGCTACTGGGAAGGGGCGAGTGTCCCAACCTGAAAGTCTGCTTCAATGCAGAAAATATGTGGGAGTGTAGACTCCCGCGCGAGATCACAGGTCTCGATAAGAGGGTGGTCTTTGAAAGACTGCCCACAGTTAGACACGCCATTCGTGTCCTAAAGAAGGGTTCCTATTGGTTCCCTAGACTTCTTAAGGGAAAGAAGTTGAAAACCTCCGCGTTTGGGAGGAAAATGGTCCGCCTTTTGGCGGGGTGTTCTTCTGCAGAAGGACCTGAGCCGTTTGGCTCATTGAAAGGGAAAAGAGTTTCCCCTATTGCAGTTCAAAGACTGCGTTCTATGTTAGCAACTGCTGACGGTGTACTGATGCAAGCGGTACTAGGGTTCCCAGGGAACCATGACTTCCAGAACTGGAAGAGGATGGATCAAATCCAATGTTCGCTAGTCGCGAACCTTATCTCTGACTACTTCAGAGACAATGACCCAGACAGGGTCAGTACCTTTGAGAAGGTCAAACAGGTCAGAAAAGACCTGAAAAGGGAGTTATTTAACCCCATTGGCTCTCCAGCCAAAGTCGTAGTTCCACGGGAACTATCAGTTATGAGGACTATGTGTTCTCTGATCAGGGGAAAAACCCCTCTTGCCTATTTTCAAGGCATGATGCTCACGCAGACGCGAGCTGGGGGAGTTCCTCCCCCTTCAGTCTATACCAAGACTTTGGCCAAAACAAAGGCCATTCTGACTGAACCGTCAGACAAAACGTTGTATAACAACGTTGCCCGACCACTTGCAAAAGCGGTCGATCTCCTGTACGGAGATTTTCTCACTCGACTTGGGTCGATTGAGAAGAGAGATTCCTTCTTTGAAGGAATCATGAAGGAGGCTAAAATCTCCTTAAGCGATAGTGGTGAGTTCTTCACCACTACTAACGTGGGTGGCAAACTTGAAGCCGCCCGAATTGTCTTACAGACAAATCCCGAAATCCGGGAGATTAATCTTCATTCAGGTGAAGTGACCGATCGGATCATACCGATTAAACCTGATAACCAGGGAGAAAGGCTCTTTCACTGGGCCTTAGGTACTTTCGTCGATAGACAGAAAGTTTATGACCGCAACTGTATGAGTTGCAGGATATCCCTAGTGGCAGAACTAGGAAAGTTTCGGACAATAACTGTGTCCACGCTGCAGCATGCAATATTGCTGCACCCCGTGAGTCATTTAGGACTCAAGATCCTGGAGGTTTTCCCCTCCAGTGAAAGTGGCATTGGAGCCGCTAATCATGCTTGGAATTTGTTCAAGCGATTATCGCACAAGAATCCTAGTGCGTCATTTATCTTTAAACAAGATATTAAAAGTGCAGTCTTTTCAACAGACTGGGAAAATGCGACCGACTACGGCGATCGATATATCTCAGGGTTAATCCTGAATAGGTTTCTCAACCTAATTGGTGTACCGAAATGGTACCGCGAAACGGTGGTGTTCGCACTAACTGCTCCACGACAGGTGGAGACATTGGACAAGAACGGTTGTCCTATCGAGTGGTTTTACACCACTAGAGGGATCCTTATGGGGGATCCTGTTACAAAGGTGGTTCTCCACCTATTCCACTTAGTTGGAAGAAGAATGACGGAGGAACTCCTCCATCAAATTTTCAAAGAGAAAGTCTTTGACGATTCCTCTGACGAGGAGTGAAGGGTTTCAAAACCCAAAAGGGCCTCTTAGAGGCATGATGGTTTAGGCCATATCGGGCTAGCAGGTCCGTGAGGGATGTGATCCCCGAACCGGCCGACAGGCCAAAGCTTCGCAGCTTTTTTTTGT